TGACCGACACCGTGGAGCAATGGGGCAATATATTTTCAAAGATGTCAAATTATTTGTTCGCTCACCCTAACCGCCCGAATTTTAACGGCGGGGGCGGAATGATTCCAATGCATTTTCCTATGGGTTACATAGAGGGAGTAGCGCAGGCCGAGACCGTATCCCGCCCGCCAATGCTGGCATATATCAAAGATGGAAAATTGGTAACCGATACCGGGTATGCGGTGCTGGCGGTATGCGGTGAGTCAATGGTGTGTGCAGAGAGTGCATATATCAGCGGCAGCGGTCCTAACGCATACGGAAAAATCACCGAAAGGGCGCTAGACGGTACATATATCCGGGATTTGATGAGCAGCAATCAGCGAATTATCAATTACACGAGCGCGGAGAAGGCCCGCCGGTTCTATATGGCTGGAGATTATGTTACATATTATTCAATACATAACAGTAAGCAGTATCTAACCGTAAAGCCAAAAACAGCGACAAGCACACTGTATAATCAAGATGGTTATAATAACTCAACTCTGGACACTATCCCGGAAAACGTATTTTATTATGGCGGTTACTACTACCTGCTCAGGAGACGGAGCACCGACCGCAGCGGTTTTCTATTCAGAGGAAAAACGCCGGAGGGTGCAGTCAATTTTGACTATGAATGGACGGCTGAAAACGGCATACCTGCATTGGGTGATTACAACATAGCCCCGGATTATTTCAATGAACCCGGGCAGTATTGGTTAGATGAGGCAAACGGCATTTTATATGCAATCGGGCAATCAACCGAGAAGGACAGCAATGGAATATATGACTACAAAGTTATACACCTGCAGTTAGAGAAAGCAGGCGGGGAGGCATAATGGAACAATTACTCATAACGGTAATTACAATAATATGCAGCATCATCGGCGCGGTTTCTGCCGCATTTGGTATTGTAAAAAGCATGACAGAAAAGCACGAGAAAGAACGCAAGGAGAGGGAAGAGCGGCAAGAAGCGCTACAATTGATAATTCTGAAATCGCTAGATGGAGCGCTGGATTTATCAATTAGTACAGCCTCCGCCATTAGTAGAATCCCATCCGCCCACTGCAACGGCGACATGCATGCGGCATTAAAGGCAGCGCAAAAAACAAAGGAGGACCAGCGCCGAGCTCTCACGGCAGCCGGCGTTTCACATATGATACATGATGACTAACCAAGCCCCGGAGCAATCCGGGGCTCTTTTTCGTTTTTCAGAAAAAATATTATTTTGCATATTATATATAAGAAAGAAAACTACAAGGAGGCATAAAACAATGAGTATGATGCCAAAAAACGGAACAATTTTGAACAGCAACGGCGAGCCCGTGAATTGGGTTGACTCACTTGGTGGAGTCAAAACCGGGGAAAAATATGATATGAGATATATTGCGCCGATGACAGGCGAGTTTTTAAACAGCGAGGGCGAGGCGGTCAATATCGCCGATGCATTGATTGCGTTTCTGTCAGGTGGTGGTTCAGGCGGAGGCGGTACAGTCTCACTGCAGACGCTTACAATTACAGTAAACGGAACCGAGTACACATACGACGGCAAAACCGCCATTGAGATTCCAATCAATACCACCGGAGGCAGCGCCCCGGCAGCATCCGAGCCGCTGACAATCACAATTGGAGACCAGGAGTATACTTACACCGGAACGGAGGCAGTATCCATCACGATTCCGGCAGTAACAGATAACCAGGCCCTGACAATCAGATATGGCGCCAATACATATACATATGACGGCAAAGACGCTGTCACCGTAGAAATCCCGGAACCAGCAGAGCCAACACCGGCGCAGGCTTTAAATATCACGATTGGCGGCAAAAAGTATTCTTACGACGGCAGCACACAGATTGACATCGTGATGACCGCAGCAGAGGAGGGGACATACTAATGAGCGATATATTAACAGTTCAGGAAACATCCCTCACGGCCATTGCCGACGAAATCAGAAAAAAAACGGGAAAAAAAGACAAAATCAAATTTCCAACCGGTTTTGTGTCAGAGATTGACAGTATCCAGACAGGCGGAGGCAGTGCACCGGCAGAAGAAATCAAAGAGAAAGATGTTAACTTTTTTGACTATGACGGAACGCTCATTGCCTCATACACCGAGGCAGAGGCGAAGACGTTAACGACATTACCAACGCCGCCGGAACATTCCGGGCTGGTTTTTCAGGGGTGGAATTACACCCTGGAGGAGGTTAAAGCCAATGCTGAAATGGCAGATATTGGGGCGTTGTATACGACCGATGACGGGGCGACGAGGCTGGAGATTGAAGTTTTAGAGCGACGTGATATTCGTGTGAGATTTTCGCAGACTAAAGCGTCAGGTGTACTGATTGATTGGGGTGACGGGAAGAGCGAGAGGTCATCTGGAATTGCCGGTCAGACGTATGCCCTACACAACTACGAGGAGCAGGGAAAATATACAATCACACTGGCAATTGATGATGATTGCAATGTTACATTGGGCTCATATTCCTCATATCTCATTTGTATTGATTCCCTGAGCTCCAATGCAGCACAAAATGCATTACAAAAACTGTATATCGGAGACAGGGTTGTAAAAATTGACAAGAGCGCATTCTCTAACCATCATGCACTACATAGAGTATCTATGAATCAGGGAATAACGGCGATTAATGAGGCGTGTTTTAAATACTCATCGATTGATTTTATAACAATCCCGCCTGGAATTGACTCTATACCATACGGTGCATTTAATTCGTGTAGCTGTCTAAAAAACATTTCCCTGCCGGTGAACGTTCGGAATTTAGACCAGTACTCAATCTATCAATGCAATGCATTGAAGAGGCTAAATCTAAAAAATGTCACGAACCCGCAAAGCAGAGCTATCAGTGGCAATAAGGCAATTAACAAAATTGTTGTAAATGCAGATATTGCATACATACCTAATTATTTTTGCAGTGACTGCGCTGGATTAGAGATGGTTACATTTTTGGGGAAAGTCAAAATTTTCTATTCTGGCGCATTATCCAGCTGTTACAGTCTGAAATCCGTTGACCTGACACACTGCGAGTCAGTACCGACACTGCAGGATGGAACGGTATTCAGCAACGCCAGCTCCGACCTTGAAATCCTGGTTCCTGCCGCCCTGGCCGATGAGTGGAGACAGGCGACAAACTGGACAGCATTGGCAAGCAAAATTAAAGGAGTATAAGGAGGTTTTTTACTATGATTATTTCAGAAACCGTCAAAATCGACGACAAAAATTACACAAGGACCGCCTCAGACAGCGGCTATTACATAGAGCGTAACGGCATCCGTTATGTTGAGGCGATAGACCCGTTGGGAAGCTGCAGAGAATATACCGAGACGGATGAACTCATTGAGACCGAGCCGGAGACAACCGAGGCGAAGTTAGAGCGGGTATCTGCAAAGGTAGAAAAAATTTCTGCCGACCTGGAGTATCTGGCCATGATGACAGATACCGACCTCGAGAACTAAAAAGGAGGGCAAACAAATGAGTAAAAAATTTGGTACTGTAAAAAGATTCTACGACCGCGGCCTATGGAGCAAATCCAGGGTGCATGATGCGGTGGATAAAATGTGGATAACTAAAGAAGAATACAAAATCATCACAGGTGAAGATTTTGTGGAGGAGGTGTAAGAGATGAACAAAACATATTGGATTAAATGGGGAAAGGCCGCAGGCATTAGAGCAGTGAAGACAATGGCACAGGTTGCCGGCTCAATGCTGGTAATTGGCGCATTTAATGAGACTGCCTGGGGAATCATGGTGCAGACCGTTCTGGTGTCTGGTCTGGCATCTGTCCTAACATCAATTGCGGGAATCCCGGAAGTGGAGAAAGAAGAGGGCGCCGAGTGAGGCGTCCTCTATTCAAAGGAAGGTGAAAACTTATGAGTATAAAAATCAATACTGAATATATCAGTACACAAAACAGCTATGACAACCAAACACCAAAATGGATTGTCATACATAACACAGATAATTTCAATGAAGGAGCCGGGGCGAAAAATCACGCGTCCGCGCAGAAAAACGGCAATTTTGACCGATATTCCGCTCACGTTTTTGTTGACGACCACAGCGCATATCAAGCGACCTCATACTACAGGGGCGCATGGCATATTGGCGTTAACTATGGCGGAAGACTGTTTGGTATCGCCAACAACCGAAACGCCGTCGGAATTGAAATGTGTGTCAATCCCGATTGTGACTATGAAAAGGCGTTTTTAAACACAGTGGACGTCTGCAAGCAGATTATGAAGCAGCTAAAAATTGATGCAGACCATGTAATCCAGCACTACGACGCCTGCGCTAAAAATTGCCCGTCTGTTATCCGTAAAAAGGGAGATTGGGCGAGGTTCAAAAAACTAATCTCTGAAAATGGTTCAGCATCTACGACGACACCAGCAACAACCCCGGCGACCTCTCAGTTATACCGAGTACGTAAAACCTGGGCTAATGCAAAGAGCCAAACCGGGGCGTATAGGATTCTGGAGAATGCCAAAGCAAATTGCCCGGAAGGGTACAGCGTTTTTGATGCATCTGGAAAGAAAATCTATACACATAAAAAGGCCGCTGCCGCAGATGGTTCATTCCAGGTACAGGTAACGAGTAAATACCTGAGAATCAGAAAAAGCGCGAGCATCAACGCTGGCATTCTTGGTTATACCGGAAAGGGGATTTTTACAATTACTAAAACATCCGGCGATTGGGGCTACCTGAAGAGCGGCGCAGGATGGATTAATATTAAGACTGATTGCGTGAAAAGATTGTAACCGCGCCGAAAGGTGATTTTTAAGAGAGGGGAAACCTCTCTTTTTTTTAATTTTTTTTGCCGTTTTATCGTCTTTCAAAAAATTCAGCATATTGCATTCAAACACGAATACGGAGGGAATGCAATATGTTAAATACAAACGAATTTCAGGAGATTGACAAACTGGTGCAGGATGGTATTATTGATATAAACGCGGCGAATGATATGAAGGGGAAAATAATGAAAAAAGTATTGACCGAAAACAATATCATTATGCCAACAATAACAGAACACACAAGAAAGGGGCGGTTACAATATACCTGCATGATACCGGCGAGTATGTCCAGAGATGGCAAAAGACATCAGGTAACCGGGAAAACACAGGAGGAATGTGAGAAAAAATGGGCTGAAATGATGTATGATGTAATAGAAAATGGTACACATCAGATTCCAGTTACATTATCCGAGTTGATGGAGGAGTGGTTGAGTACACGCCAGGACATCAAACCTCAGACTCTCACAATCTATCACTCACACTATGAAAATCATATCAAAAACGAGCCATTCGCAAAAATGAAAATCAAAAATATCAGATTGCAGGACTGCAAAGACATTGTTTCAAATTTAACAAACAAAAGAGTGAACGGTGTGGGATTATCATACGGAACCGTTACACGTATCAAATATGAAATCAATATGGCGCTGGAGTATGCGGTTGCTCATGAGTATATCGGGGCAAACTATATGAGAACCGTAACAGTTAACCAGGGACTCTGTGACACATCAAGAAAGAGAACCTCTATGGCGTGGAGCAATGAGGAGCTTCAGCAGCTAATCAATGCCTCTCATAGAGAGTGGAGGGACGGCAAGAGATGCCGCCTGAGCGCTGCTATGATTGCAATGATTTTTATCGGCTGCCGAATCGGTGAATTTTGCGCTCTTAGATGGGAGGATTTTGACGAGGAAAACAAAACTCTCACAATCAATAAAACCGTTACAAATTACAGAACATACGGAGAACAAAATGTTCATCATGTACAGGCAATCAGCACCACAAAAACGGCAGGCAGCACAAGAACGATTGAATTAACTGACGAGGCTGTATTTTGGTTACAGGAGCTGAAACGCCGCCAGGTTGAGCGCGGTATGGATACACCGTATATTGCGGGGGCGAGGTCTGGACGTATTATGAGCCGTAACAGTATTATTCAGCGGTTCAAGTATTTTTGTGCGATTGCCGGGGTAGACTATAAACCATCACATACAGCACGGCGTACATATGCGACTATGCTGTATGATGGAGGTGTGCCAGTATCTGAAATCGCTGCAGACCTGGGACATACGAGTACTACAACCACACTTAACGCATATTATAAAAGAAGGAACACAAAATCCGCCAAAAAGAAAAACAAAATCTTCGTTGAGGCGGTGACAGCAGTGACAGCAGCCGCAGAGGCGCTATAAACGTTGAAAAAACAAGAAATTATTGACATTGGCGTATATACTAGAGGATATACACCAAGCCGCAAACATCAATAAAATCAAGGGTTCGCCGCGTTGGACAGCAGAGTGACAGCAGGGTGACAGCAGCAATGATAATATTGCTTGCAGCAGCAATGTAAAAATTGCTTACAGCAGCAATAAAATTATTGCTGCTGTTTTTGCGTTAAAAGCCTTTCTCAAAAAATTTTCATTTTTTCAATTATTTCGCATATTAACTGTAGAGAAATCTATAGGAGGAATGAGAAAATGAAAAAACAAAAGAAGAGGCAAAAAAAAGACCTTTACGAATTCCAGCGGGAGGCGCTGGACAAAATTAAAGACAGGGACAATGCGGCATTGTTTTGGCAGATGGGCGCCGGGAAGACTATTAGCAGCATTCAGTTAACCGAGCACTGGAACAGTCTAATCCTGGTATGCCTGGTACTCAAATCAACCGTGAGCCAGTGGCTGGAGGAGTTATATAATCAGACAGAGAGAACGGTGTTCAATGGCTATAAGAGGACGAAATCGGACGGTATAGAGGCGTTTATTGCGTGCAGTGATAGAAAATGCATTGTCATCGGTTATGACGCGTATAAGGCCAAATGCGGGGCAAGACTGAGGGAGTATATAAATCAGCACGCTGAAGATGTTTCTATTGTCTGCGATGAGTCAAGTTTGATTGGACATATGGAGAGCGAAAGAACCAAGGCCGTCATGAAGACGAAGGCGAAACACAAATTGTTGTTATCCGGAACCCCAGCAACCGGCGGTAAAATGGAGGCCATGATTCCGACAATGAATATGCTGGGATGGGAGACAACAAAAAGAGATTTTTTGGACCAGTTCTGTTATGTCTACGAATGGAGAGACCCAACCCGCCCCTGGATGACTATACCAGTCATACAGGGATATAAGAACATAGACGAATTGCGGGCAGGATTAAAAGAGCACGGCGGCTCTTTCATTACTATGGAGGAAGCCGGAGTTCAGTTACCAGAGACCACCGAGCAGAGAGTCACAATCACAACCCCGCCGGAATATAAGCGGTTTATGAGAACTGGTATTGTTGAGATAGACGGCCAGGAGATTATAGGCGAAAATAACCTGACGAAAATGCTATATGCGAGACAGATATGCAGCGTATACAATTCAGGCAAAGCCGCCGCCCTGGAGGAGTTATTAGAACAGGCAGGTGACGAAATGGTCATTGTGTTCTACAACTGGACATCTGAATTAAAGATTTTACAGAGTATCTGTGAGCGCCTGAAACGCCCTGTATCGGTTGTAAATGGTCAACGTAAAGACCTGCAGGCATACGAACAAAACGAGCCCGGAACGGTCATTCTGGCGCAATACCAGGCGGCCAGTATGGGTCTGAATCTGCAAAAAAGCCGTATCTGCATATTTTTCAGCCCGGTTTGTTCATATAGTGATTACGAGCAGGCAAAAGCCCGCATACACCGCATAGGGCAGAAGCGGAATTGTATCTTTTACAATCTCATCTGTGAGGACTCTATAGAAGAGCATATCATGCAGACACTGGCCGAGCGTAAGGATTATACCGAGCAATTATTCACGGAGCAGTATGGGCCGAAAGCAGAGGTGGCAGCATAAAGAAAAAATATAAAAAAATCTGAAAAAATCTGAAAAAATATTTGCATTTTGTAAAAAATCTGATATTATATAGATGAGGTCAGAGTTTAAATTTGATTCTGTATTGCTCATATTACAGAGTCACCTTTCTTTGTTTAGTTTTTACACTCTCTGGCCTCATTTTTTATGAGGTGATTTAGTGGGCTACATTATAGATGACAGACTGTATATAAACCCCGGAACACCCGGGCTGTCTGTATGCATAACGGCAAAAAAGATTGGGAAAAACGGAAACATAAAAAAGCAGATTGCCTGGCAGACAATCGGAGGACCTGATGCGGAGCGTCTGGTTGAGAGCCTTTTATCTGTGCAGCATATAGAGATTGCAGTAACAGTAGCGCCAGAGCCTGGCGTGAAGATAGCGAAAAGCGAAAAAGAATTTGAAAAAGCAGTGAAAAATATGGGAAAATGAGAAATTTACAAACCGGCAAAAAAAATCTGCCGGTTTTTTTCTTTTTTTTATTTTTTTCAGCATATTATATGTGTAAAAAAAATAAGACAATTAGGAGGACAAAACAATGTTAAATGCAAGAAGAATTTTAAAAAATATAAATAAAATGACTCAGCAGGAGAGAATCGGGCTGCACAGCGGCAGAAAGCCGTGGTTGTTAGACGTCGCGGTTGATGATGATTTTGGAAATATCCCGCGTGAGGTAATGTTTACATGCCTCAGAATGTACATAGAGCAGCAGTGCAAGAATGGTTATAAGAGTTTCCCTCTATGGCTGCATGACTTGTATAACAGCGCAGGCCAGGGGATGCAGCATAGAATAGGAAAAACTGTTGATACAATGGACGCAAAGAAAGTATACCGGATTGATGATTACGCCGTAATCAGACTGTTAAGAGATAAGCCAAAGAACGTCATAATTGATGTTGAGGCTCTTATTAATGATTTGGATGATATCTACAATCTGGACGAGCAGCGGGAGATGGACACTGAATACACGGTGATTGACAGATGGACATGGATTATTGCATGTGTGGTAAAAGCCATTTTGCCTGAATCTGAACTGCAGGCCGAGGGCGAGTTTTCCGGGTATGAAGAACGCACCGTATCATATGCAGCAGCGCAGGCATTAGAGCGCGCGAATGGTATGCATTACATAGAGGGCGAAAAAGTCAACGACGGCATGATAAAGATAGCCGTTGATAAGAGATTTTTAAGCGGCGAGTTCTCAGGCAATTATGAGGAGATTACAGCGCCATATGCAGACTGCAAGACATGGAACAACTCAAACCCGCCGGAGCTGCAGATTGTCTTCACATCATATGACAGCGAAACCGGATTATGTAAAGCGAAAAAGCCGGTTGAATGTAATATCACAACTGATGAAAGATACAACGCCGCATACTCATATAAGAGGCAGCAGAGACAGCGAGGCAGCCATGATATAACCCCGCCGGTAATCAATGTAGATGACCTGAATGTGGAGGTGCCGGAATGCCTGCTGAATTGACTGATAAACAAAAAGCAGCCCTGGAAAGATTTAAAAAATTGAAAGTCGGAGCCCTGTTTATGCGGCAGGGTACCGGCAAAACCAGAGTAGCGTTGGAACTGGTAAATTACAACAGCCCGGATTATATGTTGTATATTGCCCCGGTCAGTACTATTGAGAACGCCAGGACAGAGATAGAGAAATGGGGCTGCTGCTGCCCGTATGACATTATTGGATATGAAACGATTGCATCCAGTAATAAGAAATATGTTGATATACATGACAAAGTAGAAAAGCTGAAAAAAGACGGCAAAAGAACTTTTATCATTGCTGACGAGAGCATATTTATTAAGAATGGCAAGAGCAAAAGAACATTCCGGGCGAAAGAATTGCGAAGGTTCTTTGACTATGCATTGATATTAAACGGCACGCCGCTGACCCGTAATGAGTGGGATTTGTTTAATCAGATGGATTTCCTCTCTAATAAAATCCTCAATATGAATTACAGGGAGTTTATTAAGATGTTCTTTGTAGAACACGAGCATAACGGGCAGCGTTATCATACATTTTACGAGCCAAACCGCCCGGCGCTGGTGAAATTATGCGCCCCGTATGTATATGAGGCGGACCTTGATTTTGAGAGGGAAGAGCATAGTTATATGCGATGGGTTACATGTTCACAGACTGCATATAAAGAGGCAAAAGAGAGGGTTTTGGAGGCGTATGGCGATTACAGCATTGATTCATTGCTAACGCTGTTCTCCGAGCTGCAGAGAATTGCCGCGAATATGCCAGTCAAAAATGAAGCTGTTGCCGAGTACATAACCGGCCGGCAGTGCATATGTTTCTGTAATTACAGAGATGAAATAGAGCAGATACAGGAATTATGCGAGTGTTATGTTATCACCGGTGAAACCACACTGAAAAAGCGAAAAGAGATAATCCAGAAGTTCAAGGAGGACGGGAACAGGCCGTTGTTAATCATGTTAGGTTGCGGTTCATTTGGCCTGAATCTGCAGTTCTGCAATGAGATTGTATACAGCAGCATTAATTTTGACTATGCCAAGATGGAGCAATCACAGTATAGAATCAAACGAATGGGGCAGGAATCAAATATCTCATACAGATACATTTTAGCGGATACAGGTATCAACCGTATGATGCTGAAGAATCTGGACAAAAAGGAAAGTCTGCTTGATATCATAAAAAAATTGATAGAGGAGTCGGCTGAAAAAGAGGTTTAAAAAGCCTCTTTTTTTTATGCAGAAAAAATTTTCATTTTTATTTTTTTTCGGCATATTATACGTGAAAGATAAAAGGGGAATAAAAAAGAATAGAAATCCGAACAGATGTACGATTTTTATTTTTTAAATTATTTTGCATATTATAAGTGTAAGAAAAGAAATGGAAATGAATCAATAAGACAATACAAAAAAATACAAAAACTTTTAGGTGGAAAAAATTTTCATTTTTAAAATTATTTAGCATATTATATGTGTACGGTTAAGAGATGGCCTGGACAGCATTTCTTAATCTTACAAAAAAAGTTCATATGTATACCCTTTTTAAATAATGCCGGTGTTGTCAGGCAATGCCGGCGAAAACAAAAAATCAAAAATAGGAGGAAAAAGAAAATGAAAAATATAATAATAGGAAATTTGTTGTTATTAGGAGTCTCATTTGGCGGACTTCTTATATTCTCAGAATTAAGATATCAGATAGACTCACGCAGATTAAAGAGGAGAGTATTGCAGGAGAGGGCTAAGGCAGAAGCCGAGGAACGAGAACTCAGGAGCATACCAAAACCAGAAAAGCCGGAGGATGTGACGGTAGAGGAGCGTGAGGTTACATTTTACACAACTGACGGTGATAGTCATACTGAGAGATACATTGGGCTGTATTGCAAAGAGAAACCCGTAGATACATACGAAACGAGAACCGAGGCCGAGGCAGCGAGATTACAATTCTTGCACGATAACGGAGTTGAGAACACAGAGGATTTCACACTGTAAGCGGCAAATCGGCAATGCAAGAGCACATAACAGACAGCGGGGCTGTCAGTTATGTGTCACGCTAAGAAAATTTTATTTTTTTTATTATTTAGCATATTAATAGTGTAAAAGATACGATTAATAAATAAACAAAACAGGAGGAAAAGAAAATGAAAAAGAACTTTTTTGCAGCATTCAGGCTGCACCGGCCGCCGGAGCCGAGACATAAACCGGCAAAAGATAAGCGGCGAGACCTCACCAGAGAGCAGAGACTGGCAGAGCTGGTAATCAAACTGGCGGACCCGGATGATTTCCGGGTATATCCGAGAGAGAGTAAACTCTATCTCATGGACACCGTGATTGATACGACAACGCAATATATTTTCAGTGTATATGATAAAGACAGCGATGTTGAGTATATCCTGGGAAAATACCTGGATGAGGGCGAGGCCGAGCGTATACGCATTCACACTGTACTGACCCGTGAGCTGCCGGCGTATCATATCCCAACCCTGCGGGAGTTAGCAGAGAGACAACAGGAGGTGGCATAGTATGTACAGTGGAGAATTTACAATTGAGCTGATAAACAGAGGCCGGTATCAATGCGAGTACTGCGGAACACCGCGGAATATCACACACACAGTTTTTGCAGGTGATAAAAAGACGGCAACAAAAATATTTTCAGACTACATCAGAGCCGCTTGGAGAGCGGAGGAAAAGAAAAGACAAAAACAGACAAAAACAGGAGGGAAAGAAAAATGTTAATTAGAGCACAAAAGCACTGCGAGAGAGAGGGAGAAACATACTACAATTCAGCAGTCATGCGGAGTATTTACATATTTGAAAGTCCGGTAACAAACCGTTGCTACATTTCAGCAGTTTTCGGCAGACAGGCTGAGTCACTGGCCGAATACACAACCAAACAGCAGGCAGAGGACGAACTGGAGCAGTTCAAGCATGCGTTAGGTATGGGAGCAATGGAGTTTCAGTTCGCAGACGATGAGCCCGAGGACGAAAAGAAAGAAATGAAAAATCTACTGAGTAAATTGATTATCAACATCTTGTATGATAATTCAAAGAAAAAAGAAAATGGCAGCGGAAAAGAAGTTTGAAAACAAAATTAAAGAAAAGCTGCATGAGCGCGGGGCGTGGCGTGTAAAATTTTTCGCCAACGCTTTTACACCGGCGGGGATACCTGATATCCTGGCGTGTTACCGGGGAAAATTTTTAGGGATAGAGGTTAAAGGCGGCAGTTCTTACGGGTTGACCGATTTACAGAAATACAATCTAAAAAAGATTCGTGAGGCCGGTGGTATTGGCATCTGTGTTTATCCGAGCGGCTGGGAGCAGTTTTTGGAGATGCTGGACAGACTGGACAGCGGGGAACAGGTTATAGTTACTGATGAGGACTACATTTTAAAATAAAGAAAGAATATATGTAAACGAGAAAACAACACCGGAACGGTTAGATAATTAACCGCCCCGGTTTTTTTTGTGTTATAATGCAAATAGAGGTGAGAACATTATGGGCGAGCATTATATATTTAATTTAAAACGACTCTTGCAATATGAGGCGGGCCAGCCCGGACGGATGGGCGGCGTATATGATTACACACAGAAAAGGTTTGCCTTTTATTCAATCAACAGAGCCGGCGGGAGCCTATCAGAGGCGAATGTAAGCCGCATTTATGATACAGGACATTTCTGGGCGGATAAACCAGGAGAGCAATTCAGCGCAGAGGAAATCATGCAGACAGAGGCGTGCTTTTATGCGTTCAGATTCTGTATAGAGCATATGGGAGAGACAATAACCCCGGAGTATGGTGAGGAGATACAGCGTAGATTATACCCCGGAGCACCGATATATATGACCGATTATTTAAGAGCCCTTATAATAGGAAGCGGAAACCTGAGGCAGTTAAGAGTCATTGCAGCTTTTCACATACAATATGTGCAGCACGGCGGAGACAGCCGGGCCGCATCTCTCATATCATATATACAATGCATCAATGCGAATCTGACGCCGTTTATCATACACCCTGAAAATCAGGCTCTGTATGAGAGGTATATGATAGTTGATGCAGATAAATTCTGTCATCTGTTACATGTGGAGCAGAACCGATACAAAGAGGAGACCGAGCAGCTGGTGATGGACTGGAAGGCGGAAAAATCCCCGCTGGCGTAAATTTTTCACCGTTTACCGGAAATTCCTGCATACTATTATTGGCGCAGATGGTGTATGATAATAATGAAAAATACTGGATGGGGGAAATCATGGTAATCAATTTTAAGAGCAAAGAAGAAGAGGAGTCAATGCTTGTTAATGCATTCATCAGAGAGGCACGGACAATTGAAGCGGCACTGCTGGCGACACCAGAGGCGCAGGCGGTGACGATTACAGACGAGGAGCGCGATGCCGCATATGAGAGACTGATGCAGAGAGTGCATGAGGCAGCCAAAGCAGGCCGGGAGTAAAGCAGGCAGCTAAAGCAGGCCGGGATTTAATCCCGGCCCTCTTCATGCCATTATGTGTAAAAATAGGGCACACCGTGTTATGACGAGGGGATTGAGAGCCTGGGACGTAAAAACAGACTGCGAAAACCGGCAATTTTACATTTTGCAGGGCAAGTTATACATGTTGTTTTTACAAAAGGCTATAATTTTGCCGAACATTTTCCAAATTATAAGGGGCTGACAGTCTCATTGACTGCTGCCCCTGTTTTGATATAATAGAATCAGAAACAAGAGAGGGGGCGGCTTTAATGCGAATTGCATACGTGAGAGTGTCCACCGTAGAGCAGAACGAGGCCAGACAGGTTGAGGCATTGCGTGAGTATGACATAGAGCGCTGGTATATAGAGAAAATCAGCGGCAGAACCTCACACAGGCCAAAGCTGCTGGAGATGCTGGATTTTGCCCGTGAGGGTGATGTGATATACATTCACGATTTCAGCCGCCTTGCACGTAACACAAAAGACCTACTGGAGATAACAGAAAAAATGCAGAAAAAAGGCGTAAAACTAATAAGCAAAAAAGAGAGCCTGGACACCAGCACCCCGGCAGGGAAGATGATTTTAACATTTCTTGCCGCAATATACGAGTTTGAGGTGTCTAACAGCCGTGAGAGACAGCTGGAGGGCATCGCGATTGCAAAACGCGCCGGGAAATACACAGGCGGAAAAAAGAAGAAAATCAATAAAGATGACTTTGATACATATTATGCCAGATATCAGCGGCGAGAGATAACCAAGACAAAGATGGCGGCTGCATTAAAAATCAGCCGGCCCACTTTGGACCGGATATTGAAAGAGAGAGGAGCGGCGAGATGATACAGGATTTTCAGAGCGCAAAAAAGATGCACCAGCTGGCGCGGGCCCTTGATATGACCGATGCAGAACTTTCAGACATGATGCAGCAGACACAGAACTCAGCGGCAGCATACAGGCAAGAACACTTTGACAGGCCCTTTGACGTAGAACTACCAGACGGTACACACGCCAGCAGCCGTGACGAGCTGGAGGGGTGGTATGCCGCCCGCGGGGAGCGTATATAACCGCCCCGCATAGATTAGAACCCTGAGTCCACCTGGATGGACTCTCCAGGAGTGATACGTTTTTGTCTTTATCCTTTCTTTGTTTGGCGTATCACATAAACCGCCCCCGATTCGTGAGGCTCAGGGTTGTAATGTATGCAGGACCGCATACGAGTGAGACTGGCTTTAGAACGGGCCGCCGGTCTCACTTTTTTTATATGCGTTATTAGACCAATTTGGACTATGAAAAACATTGATTTCTTTTCATTTTCCGTTACATTTTTCTATTTTTTCAGCATACTATATATAGAGACAGCCAGCAGCCAATAGACCAGGCACGCACGGTCTAAATATACTGTCAAAGAAGGACAGTATAACCCTGTCTCTGCGACAACTGAATATTTTTAGGTTTATTTTTACACTTTAAGGGGCGGCGGATGCTGCCCCTTTCACGTGCCTGCATGAATTTCATTTCCAATTTTATTTGGCATATTATATATGATGGAGTGAGGAAGACTCACCGGCTTGAACCGGAAGAGCGCTCATTGCAGCGATTGTTTTTATTTCATTTTCATATTTCTCTTATTTTTTTAATTATTTTTATTTTTATTTGACTCAGGCCCTGGCGGGTGGTTACCGCCGGGGCTGTTTTTATTTTTGCGCTCATTTTTCATATTACCTTCAGCTGCTACAGAGCAGCAATAAGAACGAGGAGATATGAGAAATGAGCAATGCGAATTTAAGCAATTCAAAAATAGCAAAAAATGATGAATTCTACACCTCATATAATGACATAGAAAGCGAACTACAACACTATCCAGGAGCATTTCAGGGCAAGACTATATATTGTAATTGTGATAACCCTGAGTGGAGTAATTTTTGGCGATATTTTCACCTAAACTTTGAACATCTCGGGCTTAAAAAACTTATATCAACGCATTATGACAAGGAAAAGCCGACTTATAAGATGGAGTACACCGGCGGAGATGACAATAATGTTGAAGCCGGAGTCAAAACGCCTCTGGAGGGGAATGGAGATTTTCGGAATCAGGAATGCATTGACTTATTGAAAGAGGCTGATATTGTGGTGACGAATCCGCCGTTTAGTATTGCCCGCGAGGATTTTATACCTCAACTTTTTGAGCATAAAAAGAAATTCTTGATAATCGGTGACTTAAACTGGGTTACATACAAAATCATATTTCCACTTTTAAAGAACAACGAAATGTGGATGGGTTATTCTGCGGTGAAAGAGTTTCTGCAGCCTGACGGAACAATAAAAAAATTCGGAAACAAACTATGGTTCACGAACCTTGACATTAAAAAGCGCCACGAAAAACTCATACTGTGGAAAAATTACACGCCGGCAGAATTTCCGCAATATGATAATTACGATGCCATCAATGTTGACAAAGTTTCAAATATCCCTTGTGATTATTGCGAATCATGGGAAGTGACGGAAGATGAATTTAAAAACTTTTCTGCTGATGAATGGGAGGTTACACGAACGGGAGAGCTTGACGGTGAAAAAAGCTTCTTTATTATCCCTGCAGCAAATACTGAATTAAGAAAACTGCTTCATGAACATGCAGCCGGGTATAAGGAGGAGATAGAGTCTGAAATTTTTAAAAATATAAATAAAAATATAAATAACGACGAGCTGCCGAAGGGCAGACGAGCTGCCCTTGGCAGTCTCGTTATAATGCCGGAGTTATGGGCGTACCAATTACATACCTTAACCGTCATAACGCCGCCCAGTTTGAAATCATCGGCTTGGCGGCAGGAAACATTAAAGGGCTTGCCGGCATTAACTCAACAACAGGAAAAAATGGACCGTATATTGGAGGAAAGCTCAAATACGGAAGAGCTTTCGTCAGAAAGATATTGTAACGGCATTGCTGGAGTACCAATAACTTTCCTTGATAAATACAGCCCCGAACAATTTGAAATTGTCAACGCCAACGACTACCGAAAAACCGAAAACGTGCCCGTAAAATCACACGGGCTTATAAAAGATAAAGATGCATCAATAACTTCAGAAAGCAAAAAAGAAACGCAAAAAACTATTGACAAAAAAGATTCCAAAAATATAATCGCTAAGAACAGAGCAGAGCAGAGCAGAGCAGAGCAGAGCAGAGCAGAGCAGAGCAGAGGCGGACTGTCTATGCACGAATCTGCATCAGGAAGAAACTCTGAATTGCTCTCACCTGGAAGTGACGGATGGCATATCGCCGGAAAGCGGAAATATGCAAGGATTTTTGTCAGACAGGTATTGTAATGGAATTTTTGGAGTTCCGATTACTTATTTGGACAAATACAACCCTGAACAATTTGAGACTATTGGCATGCTTCAATCAAGCACCGATGAACAGGCCGGTATTCCAAACTTGCGCTTTTATAACAGCTTTCGCGAAATGCGGCAAGATATGTCATACACAGGCGCTTCGGGAGGAAAGGCAAACGGAAATCCTGTCATAAAAGAAAAACCTAAAAAAGGAAATTTTCTTTACAACGAAAAAACTGGCGAATATGTGCATTCTGTTTATGCGAGGATTGTGATTCGCCGCAAGCTATAAAAAAACAAAAATGACAACAAAAAGAGGCATAAAGAAATGAACAACAACAAAAACCAAATCTTCAGTATTTTCAGCAGATAGCCAGACGCAATAAGCGCCTGGTGTTTTTTTTACCCTTGCAATGTAATAAAAATGTAACATTTCAGAAATATCTAGTTAACTTATGGTCGATTTTTTTTTCTAATTATTTTGCATATTAATAATGAAAGAAAAAGAGGAACAGAAAAATAATTAAAAAATTTCTTTCACGTGCTGAAAATTTAAAAAATTCAGCATATTGATTTTACCCGAGGATGGAGAGCCCGGGAAAGAGTTTCAAAAAGTTTCTCATCCGTCATTTTATATGATGACGAGACCCTGAGAAAGAAGAACAAAAAAATCTGAAAAAAATCTGAAAAACAGGAGGAAAAAGATTATGAATACAAATTTAGATATGATGCAGATGATGCAACAAATGACGCCGGAGCAGATGCAACAGATGATGGCGATGATGGCGAATATAATGACAGGAGCGGCAGCAGCTGGAGCTGAAAGCATGACAGCTGCAATGCCTCACGATGACGGTGAGGCCGAGTATGTAAAGACAGCGAACGCCGCCGGAGACGATGCGGCAGCAGGAACAGGGACCGCATCCGGGACATACTATAGATGTTTTGAGGCTGGACGCATTGACTGCATCAAGTCAGCCGATGCATTCCAGGATGATACATTATACCGAGCATTGTTCAAATTGATGACAGATGAAATAAAACAAAGGAAAATTCAGTATCAATTAGAGCAGAAAGCGAAAGACCTTGGCGGAACGGCATTGGCGACGATGTTCAGACAGACCTGCACTGCTGCAAAGAGAAAATACAAAAAAGAAAAGGAAGAAGAGGACAGAAAAAGAGAGGCTGCTGAGGCTGACCTGAGACGACAGGAAGAACAAACCAGGAGAGCAGCGGGGCATAAGACGGAGTATACGAAGCTGCCGGATTTTGTAGACGGTAACAGATACCTGGGAGAGGAATGGACCGCAAACGACAACGGAATATTCAGAGTTGAAGAGGTTGGAAAAACTACGAAACTAATTGAGGCATGCGGCAGACCATTCGTTGTAAATAAACTGTTAGTTCCGATAGATGGCGGAGACGGCATTGACCGAGTAGAGATTGCATATGACAGCGAGAGAGGCTGGCAGCGCCGCGTTATCCCCCGTGATATGTTAGTTAATGCGACAGAGGCAATCAAGCTGGCAAAATTCAGTGTAGATATCACAACCGATATGGCCCGCCCGTTTACTAACTGTATGGCGTCAATGCTGAGGGAGTCCTCAAAACGGCACGCAATACCGACCATACCGTCATCCCGAAAGCTGGCAATCATGAAAGACAAAGAGATTATTTTGCCATTTAGGTCAAAAGAATTCGTATTCGAGAGAGAGTCAGAATTTCCGGGACTGCTGGCAGCAATCACGCCAAATGATACAGATGCCGATTACAGTGAAACAGAGTACATGAACGCATACAAAGCGATGCGAAAGAAAAATTTGCCAGGGTTTAATCTCATGACAGCAGCAATTCTATCATCACCGGTTGTATGCATGACAAATGCAAACGGTTTTGTTTTTAATATGTACGGCCCGACAGGCTGCGGTAAAAGCTTTCTTTTGAGTATTGGAACAACACTCTTTGGAGATTATCACCACGAGAACGGCAGCGGATATGTAAAGACACCGCTGATGACGAATACGGCAGCAGAAACAATGTGCGACACGCTGCATTGCTACCCGCTAATCATTGATGATTATAACCTCTTAACAGAGCAAAAAGACCGAGACAAATTCAATAAAAATATCATGCTCTTTTCAAATGGCCTTGGTAAAGAGCGGGCAACAAAAACATTGGCTCTTGTAAAACCTGGATTCTGGAAACTGGCAACATTTATTGCAGCTGAGCAATCAATCAGAGAGCAAGCGAGACAGGGCGGAGTTAGTAACCGATTATATGAGATTACGTTAGATGAACAATGCCCGATGTCAAAAGAAGAAATTGACAAAATTATGGAACCATTCAACAAGACACACGGATTTGCCGGAATTAAATTCATTGAGATTCTGAACAAAATGGGTGTTGATGCTATCCGTGAGATGGTGACAGGATACGCAAAAAAGATAACGGAAAAAATGAAAGAAAAAGGATTAGACAAGACTAACAAACAGATTGATATTGCGGCAATTCTGCTGGCAACAGATGAGATTGCAAAAAATGAGTTGTTCCATGATGATGTGCAGCTGTCTATTGATGAGGTTATTAAATGGATGGCAGACAACGATGACGTAAAACAGGAGGCCAGATTCTACAATACAATCATTGATAAAATCTATGCGAACCCTGGAAAGTTTGAGGGGCTGGCAGCTGACAGCGACGATATGCGCGGCGGATACTGGGGCATATATGAGTCAGATATTATAACCCGTGAGGTTGATGGAAAACAGACACAGGATTATGTAAAAACGATAGGCTTTATTCAGGCCGAGTTAAAAAAGATTGCGCAGGAAGAGGGTGCAAGTCTGGGGGCATTCAAAGATTACCTGAAGAGAAACGGTTTACTCATTAAGTATGATGGCAGCAGGGATGACACCGTAAAGCGAGACTCTAACGTCCAAGGCAGGCGAATCAACGTCCTGAGATTTATTATCCCGGATGACGGAATACCAGAGAAAAACAAGCCAGAGAAACCAGTTGAACCGATTAAAGACGAGGACATCCCGTTTAATTGATACATATAGTAAGCACCACCGGAAAAAATGCCGGCGGTGCTTTTTTGCGTCCAATTGCCAGGCACTGTCCGGCTGCGTCCGACTAGCCATATTGCCGGAACCTTTAGTACAAGGAGCCGCAAACCCGCATAAAATCGGCGTTTTTTGCTGCCCCGCGCCATTTCTGTCCGACTGTCTGACCTGTCCAGATAAAAAACAGCGTATATATATAGGAAAATAAAAAAAATAAAAAAATTTTTTTTTCTTTTTTTTCTTCTATATAGAGAATGCTTTTTTTTAGTCGGACAGTCGGACATAAGTAATAATAATACAATATATTGATATATTTATATATAAATACACTATATATTGTGCATAAATATAAAAATTATGATATTTTCGTGTCTGACTGGCAGTCGGACACAGTCAGACAGTGTCGGACAGATTGAAAGATTTTGGGTAGTGAAAGAGTGTTGTGTGTCGGAAACCCGGTTGGTTTTTCCTTCAAAGGAGGTTTTCTTAGTCTATCGGCAGCCGATAAACAGTGTTTTAACCGGTAGTTCTGTCTATAATTGAGAGGTTGAGAGCCTGGGACGGATAAAGAGTCAGACGAAAAAGTCGGACAGTCGGACACAGGACGCCCCCGCCCGCAAAAACGCCGCCGAAAAAGTCGGACAGTCGGACACCCATCCAGCCCGCAATTTTTGCCGAATTCTGCCGCCGACATATATGCCCCGGCTCTTGGGTTGCTGTAGTTTTTCCTGGTTGATATAATGGAGTTAGAAAAACGAAGGGAGGGTTTGCGAATGGGTATCCGTGAAGATATAAGACAAGAGACGTCCGAAGAAATTGCCCGCAGGCTGATTTTTGACGGGCGAGTATCTGATGAAGATATCGCTGCCGGTTGTGGAGTCACGCCGGAGCGGGTGCAGGAGCTCATTTCCGAGGTAGCACACGAGACCCGGGAGCTGCTGCAGGAGCTGCGAAAAATGCTTTTTGATATCCGAAAGCCGGAGATATCAGACGAGGACCGGCGGGATATACTGCTGCAGATTGTAATGCTGCTGCGGCTCATGATTGATAATGAGATATGCGAGGAGCCGGAACAGGCAGAGATTCGCGATTATATCAGGTATCACGACGCCGCGGACATCCGGCTCACACTGCTGCCGATTTATCCAGAGAGTGAGGACTATACGTTACTGTATCACGGACAGGAATTTGTACATAATTTTATGAATTCAATGTCTCTAAACAAATTAAGGGAGGGCCGCCATGGATTACGACCAGGCAACAAAAACCGCTGAAAAGCTGCTGCGAATGGGTACACTGTCATATAGACAAATTTCTTATGCAAGCGGGATTCCACTATGGAGTATCCGTGAGATACAGACTGAGATGAATATGGAGCGCCGGAGACTGATTCGGGTATTGCGTGGAATCATGCTGGAAATTGGCGAGGGCATCCACGGCGCGTCTATTAATGAGGAAAAGCTGCATGACCAGTTTATGAATTTTGTGGAGACATCACAGGCACTTATCTACGGCCGGACGATTACGGAGGAAGAGCATGACGACCTCTGGACCTTCATCTGCGATATTGACGGTTCAGACCTTGATGAATTCCTGTCGGATTTTGTATGCGGCCCGGAGGATTCCGAGGTGAAAATCATGACGCGCGCTTATGGTGTACTGCATAGTGTATATGCCGAAATGTTGATTAAACACTATGATTCCGAGAACATCACGCCGGAAGATGACAGAGATTATGAAGAGGCCGAGCCGGCAGACGACGCCCCCGGCGATGATTGGGAGGTGTAACCGTGAACTAAAGCCAAAGGTGCACACTTTAAAAAGGTGTGCACTCTTTTTTTTATGCCCACACCCCGCTGCCGCGCCCTGATTGGCCTGCCGGCCTCATAAAGTGCACACACTAGCATACACATCTTTCCTTCTTTTTTGTGTATACACTAGCATATGCATATAAATCTTGCACTGCTGCCGGCAAAATATGCGAAAAAGTGCACACCTATATGTATACTTAAAAGCCCCGGTTTTATACGTATCTTTACCCACTCTTTTCCTTCTTTTTTTTTATTTTTCTTCAAAAAAGTGCACACCCTAGCCGGACACTAATGCAGCGGGCAGTATCTTCAAAAAGTGCACACCTATATATATATACATAACGAGCGGGCAGCAGCCGGCAGTATATATAAAAAAGTGTACACCTATATATGCATATAAAAGCCCTGATTTTATGTACTGCATATATAGTACACAATCCCGCTGCCGCGCCCAGAATCCTGCTGCCGCACTCAAATTGTGTACACCTATATGTATACATTTAAAGCGTGTATACACATTATTTTGCGGGCATTAATATTGTTTTTTATGTATACACTAGCCAGTACATAAAGTATATGCCCCGCCTGCCGGCCCCAGAATCCCGCTGCCGCGCTGACATAATATAAAGTAAACAAATAAAGGTGCACACTTTTTTTTCAAAATATTTTTCATTTTTATTTTTTTTCGGCATATTATATATGTAAGGCGAAAGCCGGCGGCGTTATAACTGCCGCTCGCTGTGGGGTTTTTGGCATTCCTCCTATTTGTGCCGCGTTTTCCCCGCCCGCCGCCTCTCCAAATTTGCGGCGGAGCCTTACTTTCTTACGTGACGAGGTCTCAGCGGTTCAGGTGTTATACCAGCCGTTGGGGCTGTTTTTTTTTGCTCTTTTTTAGTTTTTTAGTATATTTGTTCTTTTATTTTTAATACTTATTTTGTGTATTTTGTACAATTTTCTTTCGGCTTTTTTTTCTGATTTTCTTTGTGTATTCGTTATGCGGCTCCTTGTTTTGGTGTGTACATTATGGAGAAACCGGCAGCAGCCCCGCCGGCAGTGGTGATTGTGGTGGTGATGATAACTGCATTGTTGAGACGAAGGCCGCAAGGTCTTCATTAAAAGGAGGTTCAATCCATCCGGGCAGAAAAAAAGAAAAGGGTGCAAATGAATTTTCAGGTGTACACAATATTGAAAACCTTTTTCGCACTCAAAGTTCTCTTTTTGGTCTGTGACAGATTGAAAGTGTGATTCTGGTAAAGCAAGATTACCAGATTGGATATTATAAAATAAATGCGGTGTTGTTTATTGCGTAATATACATAATAAAAAGATGCACATACTAGTATGCACATCTTTATTTCGGTGCATGATACAGACCGCCGAGCAGGTGAGACTGTATCAGGTGCAGCTCATCAAGCGTGATTTCATTACAGGAAAATGCAAACTTTGCATCCGAGTATATGGCGGCAGCCAGGCCCTGCAGCTCATAAAAGGTGTCATCATCTGGGTGTGTAAGGTATGCATCTTTTTTGCTTATAAGATAGTTGTAATCATTATTGTTAGTCCAGTCTAACAACTCAATTAATTCTTTTAATTCTCTCATGATGTTTCCCCTTTCTTTTTATTATACATCCAGGGGTGGGTGTACACAACAACAGAACACCGCTGCATCGCCTGAGATGTAAAAGCAAGGGTGAAGTTTCACCCTCACTTTTACATTCATTCTGTGATTTTTATTATTTATTTTATTTTGCATATTAACAGTAAATAAAAATAATCAAAAAAAACATGCGCTAAACCAAGCGCGCGCCGGACGTAGGCGCGAAGGAGAAAGGATGAAAAAGAAAAACTATGAGAAAAGTTATGAAAGAAATAACGAAGAACCGGTTTTAACACCGGAGCAAATTATAAGAAGGAATGAGATTTCCACAGCGCTGTGTCAGGAAATCCTGAATGCAAAGCAGGTATATAAGAGCAGCCAGGATTTTTATAACAGTAAAGAATGGAAAACGGCAAGGGCAATGACGCTTGCCCGTGATGGTCGTATGGATGTCTGGGAATATCTGATATCTGGACGCATTACATACCCGAAGCGTGTAGATGTACACCACATAGAGGAACTGATAGAGGCGCCAGAACTCAGAATCAGTCTGGACAATTTGGTTACTGTATCGCATGAGAATCACAGATTGATTGACGCACTGTATCACAAGGGAAACAAGAAACTTATACAGGATATCCTTAGAGAATATGTGAAGGAGAGGAACGCAGTGTTCTTTTCACATGAAGAGGAAGTAAAGGAAGAGGAAGAAGAGGAACTTGACGGTGAGCAGCTGTCACTCTTTGATTTCGGTTATGATTTCGGAGGCATAGCATGATTAATAAAATCTGTAGCAGATGCGGACGTATACTGCCGGTTGGTGAGCGGTGCTCATGCCAGCCGGCTTATCGGCGCGACTACAATAAATTTAGACGGGATAAGAAGCTTGCTGCATTCAGAGCGTCTGCCGAGTGGAAACAGGCCCGGCAGCTTGCCATAAATAGAGATGACGGAACGGACCAGTATGTTCTACACACTACAGGAGAACTGCGGCCCGGTTTTTCTGTGCATCATATCCTTCCGCTGTCCACGCCTGAGGGCTGGGAGCGGAGGACTGACCCGAGCAATTTAATTACTCTGTCGGATGATACACACAGCAGCATTGAGTATAGATACAAAACAAAACATAAAGAAAGTATACAGCAGGAATTGTTTGCGATTGTGGAGCAGGTGACGGCGGCGCAAGCTGCCGGCGATTGAAGGCGGGGGGGTATCAAAATGTTGAATCCCTCAGCCCTTGAAGCCCATGTCCAGTGCTCCTTTCGCAAAATTCCGAACGAAATTATTTTTGATGGAGGTGAGGCACGCATGGGTGCAAAAAAACCGGTGGCGCTACATACAAGCCATCATACAAAGGAAGAGTTGGAAATCCTAGAGGCTGAAAGTGAGGCTGCAACAGGCAGTAGAACATTTTTAAACCGCAGACCGCCAAAAGAGTTGATTGATAAGCGGGCACGTGATATTTGGCGTGAACAGTGTGCAGCGTTAAAATCTCTCGAGATAATCGGGGACCTGGATGTTTACGCAATAGTTGGCTTTTGCAATAGTAAATCTCTGTATGAAAAGGCTACTAGTGAATTGGCTGTACAGCCGCTATGTATTGAGGGTAAAGCGAATCCATTGATAAATGTGCAAATTAAGTACGCAAACGAGATGCGAGCATTTGCCTCAAAGGCCGGAATTTCAATCAATTCACGGTTAATATATGCGTCTCAGAAGGTAAGAGATGAAACCGCAGACATAGATAATGAGTTCGGTTTATAAGAGGTGAAGAGAGTGACACGTAAAGAAATTATTATCCAGTATGCTCATGATTGCCTCGAGGATAAAATTCCGTCATGCGTAAAACATAAAAATTTCTGTAGAAGGCTACTCAGAGATTTTGAGAGGTCTGAAACAGACCCGGATTATCCGTATTACTGGGACGAAAAAAGTGCAGATTTAATTGTGAAGTGGTTTGCGCTACTGCGTCATCAGAAGGGCGAGTTAGCCGGTCAACCAATCAATCTGACACCCTGGCAGCAGTCTCATATATGTCAGCTGTATGGGTGGAAGCAGAAGGAAAATCATAGAAGAAGATTCCGAAAGATGTTTATTGAGGTTGCACGTAAAAATGCGAAATCTCAAGAATTAGCGGGGATAATTTTATTTGATTGCGCGGTTTTAAGTACACAAAACCGGGAAATTGCTGAAATTTACACTGCCGCTACCAAGCGTGACCAATCACGTGTGGTAACGCAGGAGTGTGAAAATATGTTGAAAGGCTCACCGCTGAGAAAAAAATTTAAGATAACTAACAACAGAATTGAGTATATCAAAAATGGTTCATTTATAAAACCACTCAGCAAGGATGATGGAAAAAATGGTGACGGTTCAAACCCTGCTGTATTAGTTCTGGATGAATACCATCAGCACCCCACAACCGAATTTTATGACCTCAGCATTGGTAGTAATACGAAACAGCCGTTGTTGGCTATAATAACCACGGCTGGCTACAATTTGAACTACCCCGCCTATGACGAATATTTGTATTGCTCTAGAGTGCTAGACCCGTATGACGACCTAGAGGATGAAATTTATTTGATAGATATATGCGAGCAGGACCAGGAAGAGGCTGACGATTATGAATTATTAAAGGATGAGCGACTATGGATAAAAAGTAATCCTATCAGGGCGACATATCCAGAGGGCATTCAGCACATACACGATAAGTACGATAAGGCATTGATAAGCACAAAAGAAATGACAAAATGTCTCACAAAAAATTTTGATGTATGGATGCAGGAAAAGCCTGATTCGTATATGAATATGGCAAAATGGAAAGCCTGTGAGGTTCCAGAGTTACCGTTTGATATACGAGGCATGGAGTGCGTTGTCGGGGTTGATATGTCCTCAAAGATAGACCTAACCTCAATTGCAATATGTATTCCGTTCAAGGACCCCGCAGACCTGGATGTAGACGGGCAGCCGATAGAAAAATATATTGTTATGCAACATTCATTTATCCCGAATCCGGCGAAATTACGAGAAAGGGAGTTAAGTGACAAGTTTAATTATACGGCAGCGCTCCAGGCGGGGTTGTTAACCGTTACGAATACTGAAACAGTTGGACAAGCATTCATAATGAAATGGACAATTGATTTTTGCAAAAAATTGGGGCTAAAGATTAACTGTTGGGCGTGTGATTCCTGGAATTGCGCGATGTTCATGCAAACTTTGTCAGATGACGGCTACACCGTATATGATGTATCGCAAAATTACAGTTCACTTTCAGACCCTACCAAGAGTTTCAGGGAAAATGTCTATGAAAAACGTATCATCTATACCCCCGATATGCTCATGAATTTTTGCATGGTGAATGCGATTGTGCAATATAACGGCGACCAAATCAAAATTGATAAGAGAAAAAAGACAGAAAGAATTGACATCATAGATGCTCTGATAAATGCGTTTAAATTGGCAAGATGCATTAATCAAATTGCAGCATCACAAAAGCGCATGGAAGCGTCAATTGACGCATGGCTGTCTGCCGATTGGTAACAGAAGGAGGTAAAAAGTGAACATAAATAGAAATATAAAAAGGGCCTGGGATTACATAAAGAACAGTCTGACGATTAATGCGGAAGAGAGCGAAAGAGATTTAGATTTTGGCTCTGGAGCAGGGGTGCTTACCGATTCCCGTAGCATTCCAAAAGATGAAATGGCACAAGTTACATATTATACCTGCATAAAATATTTTTCTGAGGCAATGGGAAAATTACCGTTAAAACAGTACCAGCATACGGAAAAGGGAGTTATTGAGCCGCCCAAAACGGATATATACAGGCTACTATCCCTAAGACCATGTGGCTACATGAACAGTAATACATTTTGGAGCTTACAAGAGAGCAATTGCCAGCAATTCGGTAACTCATACGCCTGGATTGCTGGACAGTTAACGAGAAAAACATTTGGCGGTGAATATAAGGTAACAGGAATTTATCCAATGGCCCCGGGTTGTGTAACCCCTATGATAAATGATATTGGATTGTTCGGAACCAATAATTGCCTGTTTTACGAGTACACCAATCCATATACCGGAGAAAGTACTATTTTTAGAGCAGATGAGGTTTTGCATTTTAAAAACTGGCTCACTAAGGATGGAATTTTGGGTATTCCGACAAAGTACAATCTTAAATATATGTTAGAGGGCGAAAGAGCAGCAGACGCATTTTTGAGAAATTTATACGAAAATGGGCTCTCTGCAAAAATGGTTCTGCAGTTTGCATCCAATCTGGACGATAAGCGAATTGGCGAAATTGAAAGAAAGTTTGCCGCCCGCTTGATGGGACCGCAGGCAGCCGGCAAGGTTGTTCCGATTCCGCAAGGCCTTGAGGTTAAACCTCTTGGCTCATCCCTGGTGGATAACCAGTTTTTGGAAAACAGACGCTATACAGCCCTGGAGGTGGCGGCGTGCTTTGGTATAAAACCGTCAATGCTCAATCTGTACTCAGAATCCAAGTATAGTACGGTTGAGACAGAGCAACTGGCATTCCTGGACACATTGGCATTCAGGCTGAAGATGTATGAAGAGGAGTTAAATGCGAAACTTTTAACCCCGGAGGAATATGAAGCGGGTTATTTCTACGAATTTAATGACCGCGCAATCCTCAGAACTGACAGCCTCACGCAGTCCCAGATTTTGAGCAATTACACAAATAACGGAGTTTATAAACCTGATGAGTGCCGAGATTATCTGCGTAAGCCTCATGTAGAGGGCGGAGATAGAATTTATATTAATGGCTCATACGTCCCGCTGACCGAGGCAGGAGCAGCATATAAGGACAAGATAAAGCCCGATGATGGAGGTAAAGACAAATGAAAAGAATAGATATAAGAGGGGAAATTGCATCAAATTATGTCGGAAGTATTTATGAGTACGCAAGAACTCATAAGGGGTATCCCTGGGTAGATTACACCTGCCCGGCAGGAGTAAAGGCCACAATTGATTCACTGAAAGACGGTGAGGACCTGGAAATTGTTGTAAATTCCGGTGGCGGTGATGTGATGGCCGGCCAAGAAATCTATGCAATGTTGAAAAAGGCATCTGCGGCAGGTCATAAAACTGTATGTGAAATCCAGTCATTGGCAGCGAGCGCAGCCAGTATGATTGCCTGTGCATGTGATGTTGTACGGATGAGGTCTACATCTTGGTTTATGATACATTGTGCATCATCCTATGCAGCAGGTAATCATAAGGACATGGAACATATGGCGAAAGTTCTGAGCGTTGCCGATGAGGCAATCGCTCAGGCTTATGTAGAAAAAACCGGAGCCTCACTAGAGCAGGTTTTAGCATGGATGAATGACGAAGATGAGCTTTGGTTAAGCGCCCCAAAATGCGTTGAAATGCATTTTGCAGATGAAATTATCCAAGATAATAAACCGCCAATTACAAATGCCGCATATGGCATATCACTATCTCAGGAACTGATTGAAGAAATCAAAAATGAGATGGAAAAAGAAAAGGAAAAAACGGCAGCCGATGCTGCAGAGATTGAGGCGGTTAAGGCTGAGTTAGAAAAGACCAGGGCTGAAGCCGAGAAGCAGGCAAAGGCATTGGAAATTTTGAAAGATATGAAAGATTTTAAAAGAAAAAGGGGAGGTGAGGAGATATGTTAATTCATACAGAGCATGATGAATATATCGTTGCCGAAAATGTGTTCGGCATTGGGGTACATCCTAATGATAAAGGAGAATTTAATGTTGTTCTATACGGTGGAGATGGCGGAAGGATTTTGACCACCAGTAAAGAGAAAAGTGATGCTGAAGAAATAAAATTTCGTATTGCTCATCTGATTGACAGAGCGAGAGGCGAAAGGGATGTTGTTATTGGTAGAAACCAGTTCAGTAAGGAAGGTTTTGAAGAAGCGATAAGTCTGCTGCGTGATAGAAAGGTCCGCAGAGCATTGGCGTAATGATTACTGGTGAAAAAACTGATAGGTTACATTTGGGTAAACGTAATCTATCAGAATGCCGTTTTTTATCCTGAATTTTATTTGTCATATTATCTATAGAAACAAAGCCGGGATGCCGGCACAAAAAATAAAGCCCGTTTTGGGCTAAATATATCCCAATGATGGGGAAGGAGAAAGAGTATGAATAAGAAACTGTTGAAACTATTAAATAAAATTAACGCTCAGGAAGAGTTAGTTTTTAAACTCATTGATGAGGACAAGGTTGATGAGGCAGATGAGGCCAGGGTTGAACTGTTCAAGATGCAGAATATGTATGAGGAACTCGAGGCCAAATATAATAAGGAGCCTGACCCTGAGCATTTAGTACCTCTCGAGAATCCGGCAGCAGCAACACCGGAGACAAAGGACGAGGTAAAAGAATTCCTGAACGGGGTAAGACACAATTTCCAGAATGCAACCTATCTCAAAGAAAACTCCGATGAAGATGGCGGTGTAACCGTTCCTCAGGATATCCAGACAAAGATTAATCATTATAGAGATGCAAAGTTCTCTTTTGATAGTCTGGTATCTCACGAGACAACCTCAACCATTACAGGAAGCCGCGTTTATATGAATGATAGCGATATTGACGGATTTGTGGAGTTTACCGAGGATGATGACCTCTCACAGATTGCGAATTTTAAGTTTGGAACCATCAAATACAAAATTCGTGATTTTGGTGGATTTATGCCGATTACTAACAATCTGTTAGCAGATTCAGACGCAAAACTGGAAAATGAAATTGCTAAGTGGTTCGGCAATTATTCCCGTGTTACACGTAACAAAGATATCCTTAAGAAACTGGATGAGGGCAAAACAGAGACTGGACAGAGTACACCTACATATCAGATAGTAAAGACTCTTCAGGATATTACAACTCTGATAAATGTAAATCTTGGTACTGTTTATAAAGATGATGCAGTACTCATTACAAACGATTTTGGAATCAATATGATGGACAGATGGGTAGATGCTAACGGCCGCTCACTGCTCCAGCCGATGCCTAACGAGCCAAAACAGCGTCAGTTATGTTTTGGAACTGTTACAATCCCGGTTAAGGTTATCAATAAAAAGGATTTCAAAAACATTAAGATTTCTGATAAGGAATATGCACCTATTATCATTGGTGATTTATCAACCGCTATCAAGATTTTTGACCGAAAGAAACTGAGCCTGGATTCATCAAAATATGCAACAGTTGGTAATTTCTCTGCATATGGCAAAAATATGACTTTGTTTAGAGGAATTGAAAGATTTGACACTGTACTCCAGGATAGCAACGCATACGTGCTGGGATATTTCGGAACGGCATTAACAGCTGCTGAACTAGCTGTCAAGAAATAATCATTAAAGAGGAGGAGCCGGCATGACTGAAGAATTTAAAAAAAGAGCACTAAAAAAATCCAAAACGACCGCCGGCATCCCGGATTCCGTCACCGTCTACGACGAGAGGATATCTGACCTGATAGACGATGCAGTGATTGAGATGCGAACGGGAGGCGTTCCACAGTCTGTCATAGACGAGGGCGCCGCCCCGGTCATCTCATGTATTGCTCACTATGTCTGTTATGAGTTACGTGGAGACACCGGGGAGACGAAGGATGCGAACTGGCATCTGGGGAAATTTGAGAGGAAGGTTTTTCGGCTTTCCCTTGAACAACCTGGTGCGACAATGGAGGGCCTGCTATGAAGAGGATGACTTCAATAAAATTACCCGTCTCTGCTGCGGCAGAGCGTGACACAGAAGGTTTCATAAAAGAGGACATTAAATGGCAGGAGGCAATCCCGGCAACCGCCCGCGAGGCTACACGCCGCGAGCAGGTGCAGGCGAGCCAGGCCGGATACAATATCTCCTTAATTTTTGAGACACGTTTTTATGAGGGGCAGTCAGTCCTAGTTGACGAGTCTGACGGTCAGGAATACGACATCCAGCAGGCAACGATATCATCAGGCGGTGTTTCTCTTGATTGTACACGTAGACAAAGCGGAAGAGGGTTTAAAAATGGCTTATAAGAAGGGAGTAATGCAAGAGGGCGATATCCTCATTGACCAAAGAAATAACGGTAACTTTGCGATAACTGGTTTTGCAGAGTTAGAGGCAAAGATGGACCAGATGCAGAATGTAAAATTGGGCGAGCGGCTGTTAAGTGCTGCCGAGCCTCATATCATAACTGCAATGGACACGCAGATGTTGAGACATAAAGGCCCGTTACAGAAAAGCCTGAAGTCCACCGGAGCAGTTCAGAACAGCGCCGGAGGCTGGTTTTTGGCATACAGGGCCACAACCGGAAACGAAAAGCCGGGAGACAAACCAAACCCGGACAAAATGATATATCTGATAAACCGCGAGTATATACGAATCCGAGGCGGCAAAGTGTACAAGCGCATGTATAAGGGAAAGGAAGTCATTGGCTATGCTATCCCCGCATACGACGTAATCACACAGGCAATTGCAGCCAGTGAAAACGCTGTACTTAACGCGATGGAAACAGAATTTGACCGGGCATTATCTGAAATATGGGGTGATGACGAATGATAAAACCGCTTGAAAAATTAAACCGCATTGCGGAGCGGCTCAATGTCCCCTATGGAATTCATAAGTATGAAGGAGAGGAGCCCGAGTTTTGTGTTTACCAGGTGGACGATATAGAGCCTGCCAATTTCGCAGACAATAGAGCGCATGCCCGCATTGCTCATGTGAGACTTTCATATATACAGCCGATTGATAAAAGCTATGATGCTGTTATGTGGAAAATTATAGATTTAATGACCACCGAGGGGTTCACCGAGCCGCTGGTTGGCATTGATATGCAAGACGAAACGAAAAGAACAGTTCTGCTATTTTCAGCAGACATTAAACTTTAACACGCTAAAGCACAGCGTGAGGAGGTAAAGAATTATGGCATATTTTGGAATTTCAAAGCCGATTATTGCAAAATATAACGGCGAGACCGAGAAGTATTCTGAAGCGATTGAGTTAGAGGCAGCTGGAACTAGTGTAACCCCGGCGTTTTCCGAAGGCTCATTTTACTGTGATAACCGCCTTGGTATTCACAGAAAATTGTTTAAACAGGCCGATATAACAGCCGAGATTAAGACAATCCCGCTTGCTGCTGGCGAGCTGCTTTTTGGTCATACAATTGACACATCAAAGAAAGAGGAGACAGCAAAGACAAACGATAAGTCCAATTACGTTGGATATGGTTTTGTTGGATGCGAGGCAATAGACGACGAGCACGACGTTTACACCGCCTGCTGGCTGCCAAAAGTCCTCTTTACAGAGGGCGAAGACTCTTACACAACACAGAATGACTCAATTACATTTACGGCGCAGAAAATCTCTGGTGTTGCAGTTGGAGCAAAGGATAAAACATGGAGAGAAAAGGCTCAGTTTGATACTGAGGACGAAGCCTACTCCTGGCTGAAAACTAAGGCAGGTATTGTGGCTGCGTAACTTACACAAAGACGGGCAGAGGCTCTTTTGCCTCTTTCCCGCCTTTTTTGTTTATAAGGAGGAAAGAACAAAATGGACTTAACGACAATTGAACTGAGTGGGGATAAAATCCCGCTGATGTGTAATCTTGGAGTCCTGGAGGAGCTGCAGGACGAATTTGGCACCATACAGGATTTTATAAGCAAAATTGCCCCGTTAAATGACGACGGGCAGATTGATTTTAAGACAGTTCGCGAGGACTGGCTGCCGGATGCTCATGCGCTGGTGTATGCATTACCGCGTATGATTAGTGAGGGCATTGAGGTATATAACGAAAACCACAAAAACAAAATTGAAAAAATGACACCAAAGGAAATTTTCAGACGGTGTGACCAGTCTATTTTCACAGTGTCTGCTACTATATATGGCGAAGTTATGAGGTCATTACGAGCCCCAAAACAGCAGCCGCCCGCCGAAACGAGCCACCAGTAAGCGACCCTGACCCGCATATAGATTTTGAGTGGATTTATCTGTGGGGAATGAGAATGGGCTTTACCTATGAACAGGTGCGGCGGCTATATCTTGGCCGGTGGTGTGATTTATTTGAGAGATATAAGATAGTACACAACATGACCGCAGGACAGGCATTATTTGCCGAGCCGCGAAAGGTTGAAAGCCTGAGCGTGTTGTAGATGGAGGTTTAGATATGGCGAATAAAAAGCGCGCGATTGGCGCTATCATAAAACTTGACGGTGAGAATGCTTTCAAAAGTTCAGTGAAAAACTGCCGCTCATCCTTGGCCGCAATGCATTCTTCATTGAAGAACATTCAGGCCTCATATGCGGGAAATGCTAACAGTCTGGAGGCATTAAGCGCCGTCCAGGAAAAATATGCGGAGATGCAATCCACCGCAAAGGAACAGGTGGAAAAGATGTCCATCGCATACGAAAAGAGCCGAGAGGCACAGCAAAAAACGAAAGAAACAATGCTGCAGATGCTGGAGGCATATAAAAAGGCCGAAGAGTCTTTACAGGAAATGAAAGACAGCGGCGAGGCATCAGCCGATGCTATAAACCAGCAGCAGGAGGCAGCAGATAAGGCATATCAGTCATACCTTGATTATTCCGAGCAGGTGGAAAAATGCGGCAGCAGAACCGCATATTTTCAGAAGGCGTTGGAGGATGCGAAGGCGGCCGAGCGTGAGGCCGGTTCAGAGGTTGACCGTTATGCGAGATATATTGAAGAGGCTAGAGAGAGCGCGGATGGGTGTTCTCATAGTATAAATGAGTTCGGGGAAGCCGTTTCAGAGTCAGGAGAGGCAGCAGACGCCGCAGGCGGTGCAATGAACGTTTTTGCCGGTGTTGTCGGCGGTAATATTGCCACAGCCGGCATTGAAAAGGTCTGTGACTGGTTAAAACAAGGTGCACAGTATGCCGTAGAGGTTGGAAGCGGCCTGGAATCCAGTTTATCAAAGGTACAGGCCCTTTCAGGTGCAACCGATGCAGAAATGCGTGAGTTAAAGGCAACCGCCGAAGATTTGGGACGGATTTCAAAGCGTTTCAATGCTGAAGATGTCTCCGATGCCTTCGGTTATATGGCGTTGGCCGGCTGGAATGTTCGTCAGCAGCTGGCGGCAATTCCGGGCGTAATCAACCTGGCAACCGCGTCAGAAATGGACCTGGCTGAAGCGTCCGATATGGTGACGGATTATTTAACGGCATTCGGTTTAAGTGCTGAATATGCCGGAAAAATGGCCGATATGCTGGCATATGCACAAAGCCACAGTAACGCCACAACGGCGCAGTTTGGCGAGGCATACAAGAATAGTGCGGCGTCATTAAACGCGGCCGGGCAGTCTATACAGACCGTAACGGCATTGCTTGAAGCATACGCCAATCAGGGACGTAAGGGAAGTGAGGCCGGGTCCTCTTTATCCGCCACGGTGCGCGACATCACAAGCAGGATGAGAGACGGGGCAATCCAGATTGGCAATACCTCAATTGCCGTTCAGGATTCTAACGGCGATTTTCGTGACCTCATAGACATTATGTCAGATGTAGAGGCAGCAACGGAAGGAATGGGTAATGCACAGCGTTCAGCGGCATTAAGCGCCGTTTTTACCGATGATTCCATTAAGGGAGTCAATATGGTGCTGCAAGAGGGCATGGATAACGTAAGGGGATACCGCGAAGAATTGGAAAACTGCGACGGAGCAGCCGAGCAGATGGCAGACACTATGTCCGATAATTTACAAGGAGCCATGGACAGTACCAGCAGTGCGGCAAATGGCCTTGGTGATGCGGTATATGATTACATAAAAGGGCCGCTCACAGATATGTTTGATGGCATTGCAGACGGCCTAAACGGCATCACAGATGCGATACAAAAGCAGGAAAGCGAGCTGGACCTGTTTATTGACCAGGTTGAGAAGGCCAATGATAAGGTACAAAACACAATCAATCAGGCAGACACAGATTATGCTGAAGGTATGGCAGATGCCGAGACTGTGAAATACTACATTGATATTATAGAACAGGCTAGAAGTAAGACACAACTAACGGAGTATGAAACATTCCAGTTAAATAATGCGATTGAGACTTTAAGCGGCACCATACCGGAGCTTAACCAATATATTGGAGACACTAACAAAATTCTGGAACTGTCAGCGTCCGATTTTGAGACACTAAAGGATACTATGGTTCAATCCTACCGGGAAATCATCGCTGCAGCGATTGCTGCAAAACGTAACGCCTATATTATGGCAAAGGCAGACGCTGAGATTGCAAAAGCCCAGGCTCAGTCTGCATTGGATGAGTCTGACAAAAAGATAAAAGAACAAAAAGAAAAAATCAAAGAGATTGAAAAAAGGCAGGACGAAGCCAAATTCAACGATTTCAGTGGTAACTATAAACTGACAAAAGAGCTCAATGCCGCCAATGAGGAAATGACTGATTACCTGCAGAACCAGCGAGAGGCGACAGCCGAGCTAAAAAAGGCTGAGGCACAGTATTCCAAAACATCCGAGACAGTTGAGGATTTTGACAACCGCAGCAAAGAATTATATGAGGATTACGGGCTGTATGTAAACAAAAGCGGCAGTCTGACGACGAAGACTATAGAGCAGGCAAAGGCTGATGAGGAGGCCGCGAAAGCAAGCAAGGGTTTGAGCGATGCCGTAGAGGATACCGCAGCCGCCTATATAGATGCCGCAGGGAATATTCAAAGTGCAGATGTTTCTGCAGCAATAGAGTCACAATTAACCGCGGCGGCGCAAAATGTAGAGGATTTTAAAGATTCTCTTAAAAATGCTTTTTCTTCTTTTTCTCTTTTTGGAGATACGGAAGGCCTCATGGATATATACACGTCATCCAGCAAGGGGCAGATGGAGAAAAACGCGCAGATATCACTGGATATCATGGGAAAGTATGCCGATGAGTTAAAGAGTCTGAGTCAGCGCGGGTTATCTGATGAGTTTTTGAGTTATCTGACTGAGCAGGGCCAAAGCGGGCTGGAATATGTACACAACCTGGCAACCTGGACATCTGACGCGGAATTACAGCAATTCCAAAAGCAGTTTGACGAGTTTAGCAGTTATACAAGCGGGACGAATGAGAAAGTTGACGACATTATGCAGGCATACACGGAAAACATCATGGAAGGTGTAACCGATGGAT